GACAAAAATTTTATCTACATCGTCCCCGAAAGACCTTTTCATGAAATCTGAGATATCCTCGCTTTTTTCTTGGTAAACTTGAGTGGCTACTTCGGGAGCTTTTCCAGCCCCTCCATCCCCAAAGCATAATTTATTTTCTAAATCTATAGAATTTAAATCTTGTTGGGCGGTGTTGATGACTGCGATTCTTCTGTACCCTAACTTATGAAAATTTTCAGCAATACGAGAGCCCCCTTGACCTGCTCCAAGAAATGCGAACTTAAAGGCTACGTCCACCTCGTCCTTGAGCACTTTTTTAGTTTTGTCTTTCTGTACAGGCGGAATTAAGATGTCAGGCATTATTAAATCAGTAGGCATTTCTCCGTAGGCCACAGATTTAATGTGATTTTCTTCCATGCTATCTGGTGTGTTTTCTTCGCTCATATTATTCTTCCGCTTTTAAACTTGATGCTAATATACTAGCTAAATAAAAATCTAGCTGATGTTTGGTTGCTATTTCTCTCACTAATTCTACTCGATCAGAATTGTGATCTATTGGCTGCTCGCAATATTTCTTAATATTTTTTTCCCAACGATTAGGGCTTTCATTAGCTATTATAGTCTCAGATATTTGAATAGCAATCTCTTTCTGAGATTTATTTAATCTTTTCACCTTGTGGATTTTTCTAAGTTGCATAGCCACAGAAGCTTCGAGTTTTTGAGCTAAAATCATGTTGTCTTTGACTTTATCCAAGCTGTAATTACTGGAAGCTTCTCCTTGTCCTAGGGGAGAAATTTTTCTATTTTCTTGAGGAATTCCAGTGGTTCCTTCAGGCCTACCTGCTTCTTTGGGTAAAGCTTTGGGCTTTTCATTCTCGCCTGTTTCTTCCACTTTGATGGTCTGAGCCAACGGGCTGCCTCCTACTAGCGGAGTATATAAGCCCTCGTTCCTTTGCTTCATGTACTCCTTTTGATTTTCTAGTGAAGTCTCCTTGTCGGGAAGCCTTCCTGTGTCAATGGCTTTTAAGGTCTCTTCGGGTGTAAGGACTCCCAATTCTAACAGACGAGAATAGACTCTATCTTTTAAAACACTATCTTGTAGAGACATCTCGTCAAAGTAAGGAATGGGGTAATTCTTAAATCCTAAATTTTTAGAAATCCTTTTGATCTCGGGAATGAGGAAGTTATTTAAGAAGGCTTGGCGTCCTTGTTCTAATCTAGATACGAATACTTTAACCTTGCTCTCCTGATTAGAGAACTTCTCACCGCCCACTAAAATGTTATTAAGTCCGTTGTTGATATCTCTATCAAAAATTTCATATTTCTTAGGGTCCATCAACTCCGCTATTTTGGGGACTACAAATTCCGCTTTAGTTGTATAATCAGCGATAAGAACTCTACCTACTGATTCGTTTTGAAAAAGCTCTTGCATTGCTTGGAGGTTGCGCTGATTAATACCTCCTTTTTCGGGGTCAGTGCCCATAGTCACTAGTAATATGGCTTGCTGCATACAGCGACCAATAGCCATGTCCATTTTCTTAAGTTCATCTTTAAAGCTTATATCCGCTAATACGGGATAGCCCATAGGAACTGCGAAGGGCTCATAGTCTTGTTTTTTGTAAAAAACCGCCATAATCCTATCTACATCCAGAGGGATTTGAACGGCGGCACTTCGAGATGTATCAATCTGCTTCTGCACATTTTTGGGCAGCGAATCAAACATCTCTTTATCTTCTTCAGTTTTACGAGTTTTTAATCTCTCCAGTTCGTAATTAGTTACTAGCTTATAATATATTGGATTATTAAAGGCGAGCGTACCCGTCATCCTGATATCCGCAGGATTAACTAGCATGTAAGAACTGGGGATTTTATTATCGCTTTCTAAAGCTAAAGATAGGGTATTTCCAAATGTTTGAGTTATCTTAGACAGTTCCTCATTGGTCAATGTAGCATCAAATCTGTATACAAAAACATTTCCTGATCTGTAGTATTCCCTGAAAAATTGATCCTGAAAGTCCCAAATATTTAATTTATTAAATAAAGCTTCAAAAAATGTTCTAGCTTTCTTGCTAGCGCCTCGGAAGTATATATTTCCTAAAGAGAATTCCGTCATTAAATCGATGACATTCCTGAACTGAGAAAAATTATAATAAGCTTTCTGGCAGAGAATTACCGCATCCCTAATATCCAAACTTTTCGTACCGCTGTTTCCGTATTCGTAAGAGTATTTAAAAGGTACAAGGCCGTTGGAAATGTTGATGTATTTATCTGTCCGATTAATTACAGCGGCTTTATTGCGGCGAGTACTAGTATATCCCGTGTTAATATTGGCGGTAGATTCATATGCCATGAAGGGGGTAGTGTCTTCTTTTGCCGAGGCTGTGCTCGTCATCTTTTTGGCCGCTTTTTTAGGAGTTTTCCGAGGAGTAGCGGAAGCTTTTGCTTGCTTTGCAGGTTTGCTTTTCTTGGGTTGCTGGCTCATGATTAATAAATTATTACACTTTTAACGGAACATTTGCGGCAAAAACGTAGAATTTATTTCATTTTCATTCGTAGCCTTCTTGTCATTGTAGCATTTAAGCCCCCAATTAGCCAGCATTAAAGTAGTGTAATTATCTTTTCTGGCTCGATGAGGAGAGGTACTTCTTTTCAGGTGCTGCGGCAAGTCGAATGTTTGAGTCCCCTTAGCTGTAGTTTTGACCTCTACCAAAGCACATTGTTTTTTCGTAGAATATACCAAGGTGTCTTGAGCCTCAATAAATTCGCCTATATTGTTTTCTTCTACTAATTTTAAATTTATATTATAATTAGATTGCTTATCGAACGCCGAACCATTTGCCGTAGTTCTGGAAGCAAACCATAGTTTTTTGTGGTCAATGGCGGCTTGCAGGTGTTCATTAGCTTTCCTTAAGAAATCGCTAGTAAAGTTTTGCTTAAAGCAAATTTTATGGTCCGACTTATTTAAATCTCTTTTCAGGCGTCTAATCTCCTTGTTGTAGTCTTCGCCCTCTTTAGCGGCCTCGAAGTCTAAAAATTTTAAATTTATTCCCGCATTAACAAAATTCTCAGATTCATTGCAACTATCTAAGAATTGATACCCAGCGTTATCTATAACAATTAATTCGATGTTAAAATTAGTATAAAGGTAATATAAATAATTTATATGCTGCTTTAAATCTCCTCCCGCCACCGCGTAACTATGAACCAAGGTCCCATCCCCGATATCCTCGCTAACCTCTAACAAAGACATGGCAAAAAAGTCAGAGCTTGGGCTATTAGAGAAAGAGGGGTCAATCCCCAAGATATATTTTGCTCCGCTCTTTCCCCTTATCAGGGTAGTCGGGCTTTCTCCGTCAGGTATAGTGCATAAGTGCATTTTTTTAGCGCTAAAATAAGAATCTGACCCATCCGTAAATTGAGCGCAATATTCCCTCAAAAAAGAGGAGTGCGATGCTCCGCCGTCTTGAGCCTCTTCTATCACGGTCTCATCTATCATTTCCTTGGGTAAGGCTTCGTATCCCATTTGTGAAATGAAATAATTAGCATCACTTATCTCCTCCGAATAAATTTTGTTAGTCCACTCCCTGTAAGTTTTATACAGATTTTCGAAAGTATAAGAAGCTGAAGACAATGCTATCATCTTAGAGTTGTTTTCAAACACCATTCTATCCTCTTCTGGCATTTTATTTTTTTTAATTAAATCGTCCTCTATAGCTCTAATCTCCAGTCTTTCTTTCATGTCTTGTGGCGCAACCAAGAACGGCATCAGGACCGTGTTAATGAGCTCTTCTGGCAACAAGAGAAACTCATCCAGCACTAGGATATTTGCCCTAAAGCCACGAATCTTTTCGCCATTAAGTGGAATTGCTGTAATCGTCCCCCCATTGATAGACCATTCGAATTGATCATTTCTTTTAGATGGCTTTGTCGAGAAGGCTTGTTGTAGCAGCTCGGCTCCTTTAGATCGAACAAGCTTTTCTAAATTTGTAAAAATAAATCTTGCTGTACGGAAAGTCGGGCCAGCGATAAGAATTTTAGTTCCAGGATTGAAGATACATTGCAAAAAGCAAAATACTGAAGCGATGAAAGTCTTACCACAGCCACGACCCCACACGCACATAGAAAAATTTCTATTCATCATCCCCTTCAGGGTAATTTCCTGATAGGGAGCGAGCTTGATGCCCGAGAGCAGTTCTGTAGTAATGCCTAAATTTGAAGACAAGAATTTAGCTAAAGAAATCCTAGCCTCTTTCTCCTCTAGAGTCCCTTCCAGCTTCATGAGCTCGGAGTTAGCGTCGGGAATCTCTTTCTTGTATTTATCTGGGCAATACCACATTTAAAATTTAGTGCCTTAAGTAATCTCTTCAGAGAATTTTCTTGTCGTAGCTCAATTGTAAGTCAATTTTTTTATAAATGCACTTAGAAAAAAATATTTTTTCAATAACTCTTACCGATTCTTTTCTGCCGTTCACGAATAAAAATTGTATATGATCATACTTTTGAATCATGTCCCTAACTTTATGAAATATGAACTCAGGAGTTACTTTTATCTTCTTGGAAATGTAAGGTAAAAATGGGAAAGAAAGGGCGTGCGTAAGGCTATCTTCAATAACTATGATTAGATTAGCGTCATTTTCTGCTGCCCTTTCGATCTCACGACAAAACCTATCATGGTTTAATACACTGATGGTAGAAATAAAATCCGCTAAGGTCTTCCTCTCTATGTAGCAATTGCACGTTAATGATTTTTCACTTAACGCATAATCTCCAAACTTTAATCCCTTAACTTCAGTCGGTAAGTTAAACTTTAAAGGTAGTTGCTCCCGACTGTCTACATAGATTTTACAATCTTTTTTAGATTTCGCAGTTACTATGCTTTGTGCTTGTCGGTATTTATTCTTAAATCCCAAGGACTTGCAGAGCTTGTAGTAATCTGGGAATTTTTTTTCGAATGATATCACGGAGGGAAAAGCCAAACTCCTTAGCTCGACTTGACAAGGCGAGTAAGTTAAGGCTTTTTTTTCTTTTCTATCTAGTAATATTTTCTTTAAATATTTTTTTGCCTCACTTAATGGCAGCTTATCTAGCCACTTCAATCTATTCGATTTAGTGTTAAATTCTGTGTTAAGGTAATATTCTTTGGATTTAAATTTAATTATTTTTCCATCATATAGGTCATAGCGTGGGTAATACTGCTGGTAATACGCAGCTATTCTTAGATCATGTTTTTTGAGATGAGAGTGAAGCTTTCTCTCTGTTTCAAACTCTTGATCACATGCTTTGCACTTAAAAGTCATATTTAAATTTTTTAATGTCTTCCTTGTAAAGTTTGTTGACTATTTCTTGATTTTTTTTAGTATAAAATTTCCTGTAATCAGGCTTATGATGAATTTTTCCCGTTCGCTCCAAAGGCTTGGGTTCCATGTTGTGCCTTCTTAATATAATATTGAAATCATTTTTTAAATTTTCAAATTTGCAAATATAATCCATTTTTATCTTACCGTTTGATTCCAGCCACCTAACTTGGGGCATTATCCATCTTCCGTGTAAGCGGTTTTCCAAAACCCCAATATCATCATATTTTAGGTCTACGCCTAAATCTGATTGGCCCTCTAGTCTTTCGATGAAGCTGGAGAAAGATGTTTTGAATTTTAAGAAAAGCTTTTGATTAATGAAGCCATTTTTTTTATCATTTAATAATTTGCGCCCCTTGACCCAAGCTTGCGTCCTGCCGCTCTTGCCCTCTAGGGGACGCTCGCCCCTTTCGGAAATGTATTGATAATAAATTACCTCTGCATAAGACCAGAGAAACCATGATAATAATCTCCCCCAAGGATTCCTTACTATAGAAAATTTAAAGTAATTTTCAATTTTACAATATTTTTTAGATTCTTCTAGGGTAGAGTATCGGTACTCTTTCCTATCGGGCCGATCAGAAGCTTGAAAATCAAAAAAATTTTCTACACTGGAGCCGCCCGTTCTGGGGATATGAATAAGTAGCAATTTTGGCTTCTTTAAAATCATTTCAATTTAAGACTTCCCCCTCTGATAACCCCATGATCCTCGCTTTAATTTCCTCCATAGTGGTTAATTTCTCAATTTCGTCTTCTATCGCCTCTTTGCGGAGGTTGGCCAGTTTAATCATTTTATGCCGTGATTCTTCCGACTTCCATATCTCTACTAAGTTCAGTATGCTAGCGTTTTCTTTTAATTGATTTTTTAATCTATCGCTTCTTTTTTGTTTTAAGCTTTCTAAGAGTTTTTGTTGTCTATTTACAGATTGGTGATACTCGTTTTGAGCCGTATTAATAGCTTCCACGAGGGACATGGCTATCCTTCTCCCGTCCGAGTCATTAGCTGCATCGTC